CTTTTAGCAAACTTTGTATCCACTGACAATCCACAAAACTTATGGATTGGAGAAATTATAAACTCAGGAGAAAGAAATTATTCACAATGGATGAAAAGAAAACAGAGTTTGACTTACTTATTCAAAGAACAAAGCAACGAATTGCTATCCAACAAAAACTTGAACGAAGTATTCGATTGCTCGAAGGGACACCCACCATTACTAAAAAGATATCTGGGTGGAGAGATTTCTTTAGAGACGCTTACGATACTGGAAAAAGTATTTTCTTTCGTAAAAAATTTTGATAAGAAATTAATAGATCCAGTGTGGGAATCCGTCAGTCTAAAAATAAAAAAGTATATTCCTTTCCTAAATATTAATGTGTTCCAATATAAAAAAATATTGAGAGAGATTATCAATGAGTAATTTTTTTGATTCTGAAATTATACAAGAAGAACTTGAGGAGATTAATGATCTCCAAAAAGAGGTCTATCAAAAAGCATTTCAGAGAATGAATCGTGAAGATCAAAAGGAACATGTTGAACTTTTGATTCAACTCTTAGAAAAACAAAAAATAATGTATACAAGATTGTCCCTTTCGGATGATCCTCAAGCTGTTAAGATGAAAGAGCAACTACGTAAGTCAGTTACTATTATGGGTTTCCCTGAAGGTACTGATATTAATGTATTGTTTGATGGTATGAAAAAAACCATTGAAAAATTGAAAGAAAGAGTTGACTAACAATTAATTTTTTGTTATAATAAAACCAATCCAACGAATCCAATTTAATCCGAGGTATCTAAATGACGTTTGCTAATCTTAAAAAGCAATCAAAGCTTGGCTCTCTTACACAAAAACTTGTGAAAGAAGTTGAGAAAATGAATAACACAGGTGGTCAAGGTGATGACCGTCTATGGAAATTAGAATGTGATAAATCAGGCAATGGATATGCTGTTATCCGTTTCCTTCCTGCTCCTGATGGTGAGGATCTACCATTTGTAAAACTATACTCCCATGCCTTTCAAGGTCCTGGCGGTTGGTATATTGAAAACTCTCTGACTACATTAGGTCAGAAGGATCCTGTTTCTGAGTTCAATACTACTCTATGGAACAATGGTACAGATGCAGGTAAAGATGCTGCTCGTAAGCAGAAGCGTAAACTTACTTACATCAGTAACATCTATGTTGTAAAGGATCCTGCTAATCCTGAGAACGAAGGTAAAGTATTCTTATATAAGTATGGGAAGAAAATCTTTGATAAACTCACCGCAGCAATGCAACCTGAGTTTGAGGATGAGGAAGCAATTGATCCATTTGATTTCTGGCAAGGTGCTAACTTCAAGTTGAAGGCAAAGAACGTTGCTGGTTACAGAAACTATGACTCTTCTGAGTTCACTGCTGTTTCTCCATTATTGGATGATGATGATGCACTAGAAGCACTCTGGAAGAAAGAAAGTTCTCTTCAAGAGTTTGTTGGTGCTGATCAGTTCAAGTCTTATGAAGATTTGAAGAAGCGTCTTGGTTATGTTCTTGGAAACAAGACTACTGTTCGTCAAGATCCTGAAGTTATTGATGAAGATAATGATCGTGGTTCCGCAGAACAATTAGTTACTGCTGCCGTTGGTGCAGGAACAGGAACTGATACTGTAAGTGTGAATGATGATGAAGATGATACGTTATCATACTTTGCTAAACTAGCAGAAAGTTAAACTAAAAGACCCCTTCGGGGGTCTTTTTTTATGTCGTTACTCTAGTATTTTCAGTCTTAATTAATTTGTTATTAACATATTGAGATGATCTTTGATAGGTCATCTCATTTCTCATATCTGTTAGGAATTGTTGTAGATATTCAAATCGTAATACATATATTGTTTCTTTTTTCTTATTCTCTTTCACTTCATATTCATAATTAGAAACTCCTGATACTGTCTTAGAATTTGTTGGTGTAACAGTAGTACCATTTTCATAATAACTTATACTATAATTAGAATCTACTACTTTACCTGCTTGTAAAATAATATCACCATTGGTGTTTTTAATTTCCTTTGTTTCATAATGATTGTTATCATTAATATTTTCTAATCCATATTTATTGACAGTAAAATCATATAAGTCTTTACTTGATAGTGGCCAATCATTTCTTAGATTTGTTATACCAGAAGATAATATTACAACCCAATCAAGAGTTGATTTTCCATAAAGTTCTTCGGCAACAGTATCTGGTCTTGCTCCATCTTTAATTTCATATTTGTTAAAGATGGTAAAAATGTTTTGTAAATCATCACGGATTTTCATTCTTCTGAATAAATTCTTTGCTCTTATATAAGAAGAACTAGAAATTCTATCAGAAAGTGGTGATTGATATTCTAGATTTGGAAGTTCTCTGAAATAACCCATTAGTAACCTACTCCTGTTAATCCTTTATCTTTTTCATAATCTTCAGCATATACTGGATTAAGTTCTTGAAATTGTAATGACATTGATATTCCAACTGGTGTAGCATCATCATAAGTAGCATAAGTTCCACTGTCAGTATAGTTTACTGTCATATTTCTCAATGCCATTGGTTTGAATTGATGTAGAAACGGATGATCTCTACCACCAGATTTATATTTTAATTGAAATACATTTGGTGATTTAATAAACAATCCACTAGTATTTGAGTTTCCCTTAGATGAATTTTTAGCATTCATATTAATTTTAAATGTTCTAATAATTTGTTTAATAGTATCTGCTTCTCTTTCATCTCTAGGATAAAAACCAAAGTCAAAGTTAAACCCTCTTAGTTCTACTCCACTAAAAAGAAGTTCTTTATTTGGATTTAATATTTGTCCACTTGACCTTGCTAGTAGTCCACCAACAGATGTATTTCCACCAAGAGTGTTAACTGCTTTGGAAGCAAAAAATGTAGATGCCATATTCATTGCCGAACCATCAGCGGAAAGCTCACCTATTGACTTTCCTGTTTTTGTTACAAGATCTCCAACACCTTTAGCAATATTATTGGATTCAATTGTATCTTGAACCATAGCAAATCCTCTTGCTGCTATACCATTAATACTATCTTCACCCCAACCTACATTATTAGTATCTTGAATTTGTTCTGGCATTGGTAAGAAAATATAT